TCTACTAAATTTATTATAGAGCGAAGAGATATAACGAGCCCAAAATGTTTCAAATAAAGTATTAGGTATTTCGCTATAGATTGGAGGAATAGGATTTCCTTGTGCATCGTAATCATTAGGATCAGGATCTAAGAAATATCTTGTATCGTTAGCAAAGTTAAGATTAAGTGTGTTAACTGGAGGTGGACCTAATACATTTTCAATTGGCCAGTACTCATAAGGTGAAACTAATGGGTAATCAGTAAGTGGTATCTTTGTAGTTGCACTAGTTTTAAACCACCATGTAGTACCACCAGTAGTTACACGACCATTATAGAATAAGAATCTAGTTTTAGGCTTAATAGGTAATCTCTTGTTATCATCTACCTCAAAGATATGTGGTAAGATGAATTTAGGGTTTGCTGCGGCATCATGTAAACTTACAATCTGATCAATAGGCGTAGGTGCAATACCTAACACTTCTACGTCTCTCTTACCTTTTAGGAGTTCGTTCTGTGAATCAAACCTTAACCAACCATAAGCGTGTTTGTTATTATCTTGATGGAACTTATTAATGTAGTCTTCATCTTCTTGTTTTGTAAATTCTATTTGTGCTGATTGCGTGTTAAATAGAGGTTCACTAACAAAGTCTTTTTCTCTGATTAGTTTATGTGACCAATCGTATACTTCACCTGAACCTATGAAGTCTTTCCATGGTTCTACAATAAAGTGGTTAGGTCTATCAACTGAAGGTTGCATTACTAATCTAAACATAGTAATTATATCCTTGATAAAATCTATTTGTTGATATTCACAATCTAAATCTTGAGATGGTGAATACTCACCAGGTGCTGCTAGACATTTCCAATAAGCTTGATCTACTGAACTAATATCATAAGTATATGCATTTGTAATAAATACTTTAAAATATTGACCAGCGGTTGGTTGTGGACCACCATTTCTAGAATCATAACTAGCAAATGACCAGTTACCATTTGTTGCAAAGTTACCTGTAGCTAAGGTCTGATTAGTAGGATCGTTAGGTGCCGCATTAGACGTATTACAAAGTACTAACTGTACTGCACAATCTATAGGTGAATAACCATAATCAGAGTTTTCTATTTGTGCATCTACTTGCGCACCAAATTCAAAGGCATAATAAGCACCACCAATAACTGCATCACCAGGAGCTTCATAATAAGAACCATCGCCAGCACCTCCAACATCTGGAAGACCTACTGTATAATTAGGAGCATCTAAAACCATGTTTGAACAATATAACCAATTGTTCACATCGTTATTACCATTTGGTTGCTCAAAATATTCAAAGGTCTGTGATGATGCACCTCCATAAATAAATACACCACCTGCATCTTGTGTAACACCAATAGTAACAGATTCTTCATTACCAAAGGCACTCACATACATGTGTCTAAATTGTTCGTTAAATAAGAAATTAGATTCGTATGTGTAACCACTATTCTCAAAGATTTGATCCCATATTCTCTTAGCTCTAATCATAGGTTTAAACCTTTGAGCTGGTAAAGGATGATTTTGATCTGTAAATGCGTTATTACTACCACCTTGGTCTACCGCTATAACTGGTGCATTAACAGCACCATTAGTATCATATGAATTACCATGATCGATTAAGGGAAAGATCATATCACCATCTGCATAACCTGCTGTAGGTGAAGAACTTTGTGGAAATGCATCCCAACTATCTTGTACATCTTGTGCACCAATGTTAGTTGCAAAGTCAGCTGCATTAGTATAATTTAAATATACATTACCTTCAGCATCTTTCCAATCAAAATCTGTAAACTGTAATTGACACATGGTAGTTTCACCTACAGCAGAGCTAAAGTCTCTCGTCTCACCTAAGAAGAGTAATTCATAATCTATCTTATCTTGATCTTCATTTGTAAAGATCTTCTGTAGGCGTACATGGCCTGTCTTAAACTCAGCGCCATCTACTAAGATCTCTGCTGGTTTCTTTATAGTAATATCAAAGTCTATACCATCTAATTCCCAAACATTCTCAAAGAACTCATTGTTATCTCTAGTTGCAGGTACCTTAAAGGTTCTACTAAATACTGATGTAGCATCTGCACTAGTAATATCCTCAATACTTAGAGTTAACTTAATTGGTTGTGTTTCATAAAGATCTAAGAATACACAGCTATTAACTGGTGCACCTACTGATGGGTATACTTTTAATTGTACCATATTATCCTCTCATTGATTTAATGTTTGAAGCTAATCTAAAGCTTACTGTATATTGGAACAGTCTGTCTTTTCTGTATGTTTTCTCGTTGTAACTAGTGTTAGTAATAGTAACAGGTACCCATTGATTAGCATAAGGTCCTGTACTAAATCTAACTTTTACTTCTGCACTCTGATATAGATGTTTAAGTAATGTAGCTTCTTCATCTCGCATATAACCAGATGTAACCTTAAACATGTTCTCTATCTTTTGGCTATATGTAGTATAACCTCTATCTTGTAAGTCTACTGAGTAATCTAATCCATTATAGTCAGCAGCGCCTTTAAGGAAATTGTTATTCTTAGTTTTTGTTGAGTGTTCTACCTTTTTAGTAAATGTAAAGTAGTCTCTGTAACCATAGGAGTTTTGCCATGCGAATTGTACATGATCATAATCTAAACAAGATGGTTCGTTAATAATATACTTCTGTGCTCTCCACGCTGCTCTAGTCATTACATCTATTTGTGATTGTGGATCTTCAGAACAACCATAAAGTGCTGGTATAATATAGTAGTATGCAGTGTTAGCATTTAGTGGCACTACTAAATTAGCAGGTCCACTAGCAATAGTAATAGTTTGGAATTGACCACCTACTAGAGTACCTTGTCCTATTGTTATGTTAGGTCCTCCACCATTTGATTGTGTGTTAGTTACTATGTTAGTTACTATTGGACTAGATGAGGTGGCGCCATATTGTAAAATATAAAAAGCCTCAATACCTTGTACTTCTGAAGGCGGTGGATTAAATCCATTTCTAGCAACTAGTTGATAGAATGTCTTAGTACATTGGTCATCTCTATAAACATTATGTACATCGACACCACCAGGTGAACTGTAAATATTCCCATATCCAGGTAAATCTAAATCATTGTAATCAACCCAATCATTATCTGAAAGAGGTTTAGCATATCTGTCTATTACTGTACATGGTGGATTAGCGTCATCTGATGCTGCTAGAACTTGATAAGGTTCTGTATCAAATGGTACTTGAAAATATTGTTTACTACCAGCAATTGCTGTAAATACTTCAGGGAATGTGGTGAATGTGCCTACAACACCTCCTGTTTCAGCAGCGTATGCAATCTGATATTCTACTAAGGTTGGACCCGCAAGTGAGAGACGTGTGTTCTGAGGAGCAAAGCTACCTGAATAATGTTGTGAATCTACTTGATTGTTTTGTGGACCTACGTAAGCTTGTAAAACATTTTGAATATCAAAGACAGCACGACCTATTCTATTAGGTGTCTGTCTAATATCTGCGATAGGATCTGCTTGACCTACTATGAATACTCTAAGTGCATATTTTTCTTCGTTACCGCTAATATTACCTAGTGTAATTGGATTAGCACCATAGGCCATATCGAATGGTGTTGAAGGAGTTTGTATTACTGAAATTGCCATATTAAAAATCTGTTGTTAGTTGTTGTGCCACGCCGTCAGCAACCGCATTAGCTATTTGATCTACATCAAAGAATGGTTGTGGCTTTAGTCCCATCTTATATATTTGTTTTCTTACACCGAATGATAGATCACCGCCAATCATCTCGAAGTTACCTGAGAAACCGAATCTACTACCAGCTGCAGGTTGAGGTACACCATAACTCGGTACCTCACGCGCAGGGGCGTTCTGTATGCCATCTACTCCGTAATTCTGAAAGATACCATAGTATAACATCTCGATAGCCAGACCATCATCCTCTATCACAGCCTTGATAGACTGTCGAAGTGCACCTGTATTTGTAGGTGCATCGGCTTTAATCTGATCTACTAGTCTACCACCTATTTGTGTAAGTACTGGACTAAGATTTGTTAGAGTTTCTCCAAAGTCACTCAGAGCTGATTCGAATTCGTTTACTGTCATTATATTTTGTATATTCTAATTCTACCTCTTGTTATGTTAACAGCATCTGGTGTTAGAGTCGTTGTTGCTCCGTTAGGATAGTCACCTAGATAACCAAAGCCAAAGAATATGCGTCTATCATCAGGGTCTTGATCATTTGTTGTAAATTCTACTTGACCTCTGAAACGTACTTCATCGCCTACAGTTACAGGTTTAAAACCAGTTTGTGCAAGATACCTACTTGGTTGCCCAGCCTCGCTGTCTTCAAAAATAGTAAACATAGGGTTTTGATTAGGGCTAGGATCACCTGAGAGTGCTACGTTTTGATTTACATCAAACACATATTCTATTCTGTACTCTTGAGTGGCTTTAGGAATATCCCAAAAATCAATATATTGATAATTGTAATCTATGTTTTCCACATTATTATAGCTAAACGTCTCTATAAGTTCTGGGAATTGGTCTGGTATTGGAGCTATACACAAGTTAAGTGGCTGTGCTATTTCTAATTCTATAGTGGCTGTCATACCTGCAACTGTATCTTGGAATCTCTCTTTAAATGGTGTTAGGTTTACATTTAACTGGATATCCATTTCTCTAGATTCACCTCTACCTAATTTAAGTTCTGCTAAGATATCATCGATGTACTGTTGACAATCTGATTGAACTTTTAGAGTTGTACCATAAGGAGGATCTTTTTGATCATCTTCATAGTAAGAGTTAGCAGTTAACTCTAATCCATTTGGTAACACAGTGTCCATAACAATCATGTTAAATCTATACGTGATAGCTTGTGATGTTCTAGTTGATTGCTGTGGCACTAAGTACACATAAGGGTATAGAGTATTTGACTCTTGACTTGGATAATCAAAAGGTGCACTAGGATTTAAGTTCGTGTTGTTAGTCTTAATATCTGAAATAGCACCATAACCAAATTC